GCTGCAGTCTTTACGGTTACTTCTTTCAAAGTCATTTACTTCTCCTTTAGAAAATGAGGGGGCCGAAGCCCCCGGTTGGTTGTGTTTACAGTTTAAAAAAGTCCTCCAGCCAAGGTATGTGTTCTTCTTTGTGCGCCGCCTTTACTTCTGCGTGGAGTTTTTTGGCTATCTTGACGGTCGATCCGTCATAGCACTCCGGCAGTTTTTCGTATTTCACTGTGGCAAACAAACGGTCTAACAGGCCGTTGTCTTTGCACCAGACAGACCGGGTGAGTTCAATGAAATCACCTTTAACCGGCTTACAATGCCGTTCCGCTTCCGCATACGTTTCGCTTGGATCGAAATCACCAGAACGATCGTCATGGTTCTTGCAGTCTGTCCAAAGCCACCACTCATACACGACTCTTTCGCCTTTCTTCATTTCACATTTTCCTTTAAAAGGTTGGGGGCACACGGCCCCCGGTCAAGTTAGTAAGACCCGGCACCGTTGAAAGTGCCTGTCTCAAACAATTGATTGCGATAGCTACGGTCACCCGTAAACAGATCAATGTCGGGCACGTCGTTGCCGCGTTCAATCAGCTCAGTGCGGTACTTCTCTGCAAGCAGCTCATTCTGCTGCCCTTTATGATGCCCGGCACACCCTTGTGTTACGAAGGCGTTAGCCATCCAATCAAAAAGCTGCGCGTCAGACGCAACTCTGATTTCGTCTCGGTTCATAAGAACCTCCTTTCGTTTTTAATGAACAAAGCAGTCCGCCACGCTACTTGGATTTTTAGGCGTTCTTATATTATCGCATATCATTCTGCAAAAAGGCTGGAGGAAGTATGGAGAAATATGGGAGATCTTATATGGAGTGTTACTAAAGGTAACAAGTGTTACTTCAAGTAGCACGGGTCACGGCTCGGGGGACAAAAAACGGCTTTATATATAGAGTTTTCTGAGCAAATTACTTTTTTGAAAAAAAAATAATTTTCAAAATGCCGGTACAGGCGGTACGGCGGTACAGTTCGGCTCTAGCCCTTGTCGCATAAGGCTTTCAGCCGTACCACTACCCGTACCACTGTTTTGCAGTGGTGGGACGCTTCTGAAAAAAAAGGGATGTGTGTTATAGGGGTCTGAAAAAAAGTTTTTATAAAAAAAATAAAAAGGGCTGGAAAAGTCTATAACAGTAGGGCGATTAATAAATATGGGATATCTTATTGACACCGGACGATCGCATAGTGTTAGCGTTCACCACTGGTAACCAAAATACTGAAGTGGGTAATGTTCTGGATAATCAATAAATTTATGGCATGGATCAGGCCAAAACCGAAACCAAACTCGGCACTGTCGCGCATGGTTTCTGACTATGAAAAGAAAAAAGTTGCAAGCCCGGCCAATATATCAGACTATTCGCATACACCAATAACAACGGATGCGAACAATGATCAAGAAACTACTCGATACGGCCAAGCAAAGCGGGAACACCAAGGTAGCGAAAACCGGTAACAAGAAAAACGCGTTAGGTGATGTCCGCATGGCGTCGTTAAGCATGATGCCCCACATCACCATTTGTCCCGGTTCGAAGGCTGCGGGCTGCATGGACGGTTGTTTGAAAGGTGCCGGTTTGGCTGCTGTTTATAAGAGCGTTAACCAAGCCCGGCAAGCGCGCACGGATTACTGGACGGCAGACCAATCCGGATTCTTAGAACAGTTGCGCCGGGAATTAACCAATTTTGACAAGCTATGCCGGAAGCAAAGCGTGCAAGGTGTGGTCAGGCTTAACGTGCTATCGGATATCGCTTGGGAACGGCACGGGATACCCCAAGCCTTTCCCGGTCTTTTCTTTTATGACTACACAAAACGCGCTGATCGGCTAAGCATAGGCAAAACCCCGGACAACTATAGATTGATGTTTAGCTACAGCGGTCGACCGCAGTACCGCAAGCAAGTTTTACAGGCTGCATGCTATGACAATCCGATTGCGGTTGTATTTTCTAATGGCGAGTTTCCGGAAACGTTTCTCGGTAGGCCGGTCGTTGATGGCGATCAGTCTGACTTATGGAATGTGCAGGCCGGAAAGGTAGTGGTCGGGTTGAAAGCTAAAGGCCCGGCAAAAGACGACACTTCCGGGTTTGTGGTCGATCTAGCGGAACCGATCAAATTTATAGCGGTGGCGTAAAGCTTGCGCACAACATGCGCTAAGTCTTATACTCCGGGCACGCTGTAAACCGCAGCGCAACATAGGAACAAAAAACAATGGAAAAAGTGATAAAAATTAGACCCGCGAAACTGCTACTTAGCTGGCAGTATGACCCGAGAAAGGCTTACCAACATATGACCCGTGAGCATTTAGAAGAGGCTTGCGGGATTATTCCCGACTTTTTTGAGCGTGCGCTATCAGTAGACGATTTCACCGGAATTGAAACGGTTACCGGGGTAATGGACGACCTGTATGGTTTTGGCGGGTTTGAGCAATACCCGATTAAAGGCGAGATTACAGCCAGTGGTACTTATGTCAGCGAGTATGACGACGACCCGCACCTTGAGCCCTTGATCGCGTTTGCAAGTCTCGACCCGGCGCAGTGTGACGTCGAAATGTTTGTTTACCCTTACGCGTTTGTAGGCTTACGCGACAGTAGCGGCGCAACTAAAATAGCGAGGTTCGACTAATGAGCGTAAAATTACAGGCTTTCGAAGGCTACAAAACCATTTTAGCCGAGAGCGGCATAGCCGATTCTCGCCACCATGATTTGTGCCGAGCGATGGACGGGTTGCACTACGCATTCTGCCAACTGGATTTGACGCAACAACGCGTCTTTCGTGACGGCTTAGGCGAACAATCGCTAATAGATGCCATACGCCAGTATGCGCGATCGAACCCGCTCGCTAACGAGGATTTCTAACAATGGCCGTGCAAAATATTTTTAGAATCGACGGGTTTACCTACGCAGAAATGCGCGAGGAAATGGCGACCATAATTGCCGAGCAGTTTAACGATAAGGCACTGGAAAGGATTGTCGACGATCACGGCAACCAATTGTTAACCCATGAGTCAATAGAAAGCTTAGAGGGCTATATGGATCAGTCAAAAGAAATCCTGAGCCGATTGGGCATTTATCAGGCTGACCCCGTCTTTGTCACTGCGTACCCTCAGCCCGGTTAACCTATGCGATCGATCGAGTAGCCCGCCTCGCGCGGGCTTTTTTTTGCCCGCCGTTTTAACAGTGCAACTTGCCCGGCCCTCGGGCCCGGTTGCATTGCCAAACGTACCGCGACCCCCGGCGCGTGATCCCCGGCGCGTGATCCCCGGCTCCCGGGCAGTGGTCCCCGCCCCGCGATCCCCGGGCAGTGGCCCCCGGTTCCCGGCTCGGGTCCCCCGGGCAATTGAGGCTAAACAACGATCCTTAGCGCGCTAAACTTGGCCCGATCCCCTAGGACGACGGGGCGCGCACACAGCACACGTACATGCGCAGGTTTTACGCAAACAATACACAGTAAAAACGAACCAAGATCCGTGACCCTTTAACTGTGATAAAAAAGTGCTATATTTGCGTCCCAAGTCCACTCTGATATGGGATTTGATGCATGGCCAAAGAGGCAGAAAAAGTTGAAACGCGGGGTCGTCCGCGAGTATCGGAAGATAGTCGGCTAACCGGGAAGCAAGTGAAGTTTGTCGAGTTGGTTGCAACGCGAGAGGGGCAGGATACGCTCCGTAATCTGGCTGCTGAAGCTGGGTTTAGTGTTAAGGGTGCGCACACTCGTGCGTATGAGATGTTAAATCCGAACAAATCGCCGCATATTGTGAAGGCGTTGCGTGAGCGACGGCGCGAGTTAGCTGAGAAGTATGAAGTGACGTACTCGAGGCACATTCGGGATTTGCAGCGGATACGTGACGAGGCTTTAGAGAACGGTGCGTAT